AGTATCATACCGCTTCAAGACTGATATAAAACTGCTTACTGATGTGGAGGAGTCATTTGACAAACTTTGCAGATGTGAGAATGGAAACAACTTAATAATAGATTACCTTTGTTCAGAAAAGATCAGTATTGAAACTGTGTCAATTCTAGATCAGATGGTAAACTTTATTAATGATACACTGCCGATATTAAATGATCCTCTTTCTTTTAAGAAGGGTCAAGCAATGTTGGCACAGAAATACAAGTACAGCTTAGTTGATATAAACATGAAAAAAATGAAAGATATAGTAATTAAAGAGTTTACTTTTTAACTGTATTAGTCTATAATGGTTATATCGATTAAATACATCGTAATACAAAAACAAAATACTAACAATACAAATAATATACAAATAATATGTCGTTTCAAGAACTAAAACAAAAACGTGCCGAAGCAATTGCAAACCTAGTTAAGGCTGCAGAAAACACTTCTGAAAAGAAGTCATACGGTGATGATCGTATGTGGGCACCAACAGTAGACAAAGCAGGTAATGGTTATGCCGTTATTCGCTTTCTTCCAGCAGTCGAAGGCGAGGATCTCCCTTGGGTTCGTTACTGGGACCACGGCTTCAAGGGCCCAACTGGTAAGTGGTACATCGAAAAGTCTTTGACTTCTATCGGTCAACAAGATCCAGTAAGTGAAATGAATACTCAACTATGGAATAGTGGTATCGAATCGGATAAAGAAGTTGCTCGCCAACGCAAACGCCGACTCCATCACGTTTCAAATATTCTTGTGATCTCTGATACAGCGAATCCACAGAATGAAGGAAAAGTATTCCTCTACAAGTATGGTAAGAAGATCTTTGATAAGATCATGGATGTTATGCAACCTCAATTCGAAGATGAAACACCAGTCAATCCATTTGACTTCTGGGGTGGAGCAAACTTCAAGTTGAAGATTCGTAATGTCGAAGGATATCGTAACTATGACAAGTCTGAGTTTGATGCTTCATCTGAATTATTCGATGGAGATGATACAAAACTTGAATCTGTGTTCGATAAAGTCCATGCTCTTAAGGAGTTTGCTGATCCAGAAAAGTACAAGACATATGCAGAATTGAAAAAGAAACTCTACGATGTTCTTGGAGAAGAAGAAATTGCCGATACGCTACATGAGAAGATGGTACAAGAGTTGAGTGTAACACGAGAGCCCGTTATCAATAACGCTCCTACACCGACTCCAAGCCCAGCTGAGACGCCAGCTCCAACACCTCAAGTGGATAGTGCAGTCGCGGATGGAGATGAAGACACACTTAGTTATTTTGCTAAACTAGCACAAAGCTAAGGGTTAAGAATCACTCAATGGCAGGGGCGACACCGATCTGGTGTCGCCCTTTTTATTTAAAAAGCAGGAACTAACTCCATCGTGCGATCAATGTGTGCGCCCGAATTGATTGTGGTGTTTGTAACATTGTTACTATCTCCACCCTTACTTACAACCGTTGTTGTTCCTCCACCTGCTGAAGCTTGCAGTGCTTCAGATTCTTTCATTTGATTCACTTGTCTTTGTTGTGAATCTAAGTTAGCACCTGTTGAAACATCAATTGCTTCAATTTTACTTTCAGAATTTTTAGCATCAACTCTTTGCTGATCTTTAATTTCTTCTAGGTCTATAACCTTTTTCTCAAGTGCACTGATCTCTTTAAAGAGTGGGTTCCGTGTTGTTTGTCTGCGAATTGTTTCATCTAGTTCAGCCTTTGCCGCATCGAGTTCAGAGTTATCTTGAATTGCATTAGCATCAACAATTGCATTAAATGCTATCATTCCATCTATCTGAAGTTGCTTAAGTCCTTCTTGATCCGTAGTATTTCTAATATTTTCGCGAAAAGCTTTTTGTGCATCGCTTTTTTCTTTGAGCCCCATAGAAAAGTCGTCGCTGCCGACATTTCTGTAAGCGGCCATCTGATCCCTTGTCATTATTACCGAATCACTTGATCTTACTCCGTTGACGATTTCATTGGCCTTGTAATTCGAAGCGCCTCCTTTGATAAAAGTATCTTCGTATTTTTTGGCCAGTAGCGCCTGTTGATCTCCCTTATCAACTGGATCAGTCTTTAAACTAGCCGCGGCACCATCGGGGATATCTGAAGTTTTAACAATTGGAGATATCTCTTGTCCCATTGCGTTGTCCAACGCAAGCAATCGAGCTTTTTTGCGGGCACCAACCTTGGCCATTGAACTCTGATTTTCTGTCAGTGCTCCACCAGTGGGCGCACTAACTCCTGCTCCACCAACCTTAGTACCACCAAGGAAACTGAAGAGTTTTGCAGCATCCTCTAAATCTAATTTTGAAAGGTTCTTTAATTGCTTTACAACACCTTTAAGTGAATCACCAAGGTCTTCTACTTTATCTGAATCAAGTTTCTCTAATGCAGCAGCAATCGAGTCAATCGCTTTAGCCGATGCACTCAATCCAGAAGACTTATCAGCCAATTCTAAAAACTTTTCAATTGGATCGCCACCGAAGAAACTTAACAATCCTCCAAGGGCTGAACTAGCACCAAATGCAATCAATGCACCTGATACTGCTAGGATACCGGCACCAGCAATAAGTAATCCTGGGCCTGCTGAACTCAATTCAACTAAGCCTCCAACCACACCGCCCATAAATTCTCCAAGGATAGGAAGGAATCCACTTAATCCAGCGAGGGCATCTGAGAATATGTTAAACGCTAAGGCTGCTGGAATCAATGCTGCTCCTAGTGCCGCAATAGCAAGTGATCCAACAAGTATTGCGGGCGAGATGAATGATAAGCCGAATGCAGCAACACCAAGTGCAGTTAATACACCAATGCCAATTCCAACACCCTTCCAATCAATATCCGAAAACATACCGAAAGCAATACCTGCTGGAATCAGAGCCGCACCTAAAGCCGCTATAGCTAATGATCCAATTAATATTTGAGGGCCAAGCTTACCTAATAGTGCTGCACCTATACCAAGTGCAGTTAATACACCAAGACCATACAGAACATTCTTCCAATCAATATTGACAAATGTTTGTAATGCCTTTCCTGTTACGAATAGTGCGCCACCTAGTGCTATAAGAACACCTGCACCAATTAAATATTTTGGGTTCGATATTGCTTTCAAACCCTTTCCAAGACCTTTTAAGAATGCAGAGATACCCTTTCCAGCACCTTCTCCAATGCCAGACAATTTTCCACCAATACCTTTGCCACCACCTTCACCGCCACCTTTACTCGAATCACCTGTTACACTAGATAGTGCTTCAGTACGTTTCTCTTCTGATGCAAGATCTTCCTTGCGATTCTCTCTATCTTGAAGTGCATCTCCTAGAGAGGCATCTCTCATTTCAGATAATATACTGAATGTACCACGAGTTGCCTCAGATATTTCTGATGTCTCATCGGAAGAAGAGAGATCACTTGCTCCTGCTCCTCCGCCACTGGCAACACTTCCTCCGCCAAGACCACCAGTAATTTCATCAACTGATTGTTGTGGATCAAAATCTTTTGCTGCCTTGGAAATCCTACTCAATAACCCTTGTCGAATCAAGAAGAATCTAGTCCTTGTTAAGATATCTTGATCTGGGGTTGAGCCAAGAACATCATTAAGTGACATCTTACTGTCTAGTTCAAGTTCAACACCTTCAGTTGCATCCTCAACCTTTTTAAGAATATTTTTCTTAATCCTCAACCATCTTAACGCATGAATGATATTCAGATTTGGGGATTCTCCAAGAAGATCGGATAGAGATATTTTTTTATCAATTTCTAATCCAGTCAACTTGCCACCTTGTGTCTCAGAGTCTATGCTCTTAAGAATGTTATTCTTAACTTTAAGAAATTTTAATCCTAAGACAGCATTGAGTGGATCAAGTTTACTTGTATCACCAAGGAGTTGAGAAAGACCTATTTCTTTATCAATTGTTAATCCAGATAATTTACCTCCTTGAGTCTGAGTGTTAATAGCACCCAGAATATTACCTTTTATAGTATCAAGTTCATCAACGAACTTTTTATTGTCAGATTGTATACCCTTAACGACACTAGACACCGCTGAGTCTACCACTTGAGCTTGGGACTCAAGTGATTGTTTAATTTGCTCAGTTATCTGATCTAGACTTTTATTTTCTTGAGGCATTTCTTTGTTTTACTCTCTCGTTTTCTTCCGCAATATAAGATTGTAACATGCCGACATATATCTGTCTCTCCCAAGGGATCATATTATCTAATTCAGTCAAACTATAGTTGTGATGTTGCATCATCGCAAAGTTAGTCTGATAGTGATTAGCTAAAGACTCATGTGAAAGACTTAGATAAAAAAATCACTTAATCCTGAAAGTGTGTGTTCATTTTCATGTCCACAAAATATGCATGTATATTTGAAAGTGTGTTCTAGTTTAGGTTGATTCTCAATATATTTTTGAATTAATTCGAGATGTGAATGGGATAGTGAGTCTACAAACTCTACAAGTTCTTTTCTATTAGCCTCGTCTGTCATATGTACATTATCTGCATCATAGATAGATTCAATAGAGGCAATGATGGAGGCTGTGAGATCATCCTCAATCTTATCCATGTCTTTAACACGAATAGGTCTAAGAGTAAGCCCAACTTCATCACTTATTTCGATCTTATTATCAATTTTCTCTTCAGACCAAATGATCTTTGCTTCAGTTAGATCGATATCGACAATGTTTGTCTTGTCACATTCTTCACATTTGATGTTGAATTGTACAGTTTCACCGACACTGATTGCTCGGAGTTGAAGGAAGATATATTCAAGATCAAAAAGTGTGAGATCATTTGGTTTAATCTTTTCAAATGAGCAGACACTGATAATCTCTTTAATAACTTTTAAAATTTTCTTATCATCATTGCTCTGTTGAGCTTGAATAAGAATTTTTTCTTCTCTCACAAGGAAAGGACGGATTTCAATTTTCTTCTTAGTAGAAGGGACTTCAATCGTGTGTTTAGTTGTTTCTAGTATTGGTAATGCCATAATATTTTAATAATTTAGTTTATGATTTAGTGATGTTATTATTTATACAGACTTAACTATACTGTGTATGAAGATTATTATTAGCTATAACATCTCTCACCGCAAAGGTTACTGTCATCTTCAATGCCGTATCAGTTGTCTCATGTGATTTCTCAATAGATCCTACTGTGATAGGGTAGCAATCAATTAACTTGATGGAGTATCGTGCTTTATCTTGTTTATCTTGATGGGTGAATTCAATATCTTGAACATACTCCTCAAGGTATCGAGCCTTATATGAATTCTGATCAATAATTCCACCCTGCCAAACTTCAAAGACTCTTTTAACAAGGAAGTCTTCAGTTAATCTAAATGTGACAGATACCTCATCATTAATGAAGCCACTTGGAATCTTCAGAGGGTTTCTATACATTGAGTAGTCAACCGTCTCAATTTGCTTACCAGGGAAATTAATCGACTCACATAATACATCTAGTGGTCTAGATAGATCAAGATCTGGTACTTGTTCAGACACATATCCAGGTACACCGAACTTAGCCGAAAATCTATTTGGATTGGCTAAACCTCTTTTACTTATCTCTCCTTTTAATTGTTCTATTGGTCCCATTAGATTGATTTCTTTGAAATTCCCCAAACTGAAGACTTACTCTTCTTAGCAAACTGTTCAGTTGGTAAAAATAAAGCCGCTTCCCATTCAGTCGATGGAACTTCAGCAATTGTTGATGTTACGTGTTGATTTAAATATCTTTTAAAGCAAGGTTGAAATTCTTTTAACTTTGAAGAAGCCTTGAGAAAGTCATATGTAATTCTAATTTTTGTTGAACTATCATATTTTTTATTATTAGTAAACTCCAAAAGTTTATCAAAGAACTTAGCTCTTAACTTAGGAGAAAGATAATGTAGATTCAATCCATAGAAACCTTTTGGTGCACGGTCGATCATAATGATCAGAGGGAATCTATCATAGTATGGTAGTGTATCCTTTGTCTTTGGATCATAGAAATACATGAACATACGACCTGTGAGTGGTCTGTTCACCTTCTTTAGAGCACTATCCTTCAATAGATTATCACGTGTAGGTCTTACAATTGACTTCACCTTTGTACGAAACCATTCCAAGGAATCCGATGATCTTGGCGTCACACCAGAACGGAATGCAGCAGCTTGGATTTTATCAAAGTAAGAAGTCTTGGCCATATAATGTATTTATATCATTTCCTCTTCGGTTTCTTGGGTAAGACAAGCTTTATTCCGAAGGATTGAATCTCAACTTCAGTCCAGATTGCGAATTCCCAGCCACGATTCTCACAATACTCTTTAGCAGCTTCCCATTTGGAAGTGTTCTTTACGTATTGCATAACCTCAGTGATATATCTCTTAGTCTTTCTAGACTTTACTTTAGGCTCTCTTGTCTGTGCTTTAGGTTTGATCTCAATGATATATGTTTTACCATTATCCATTTTTATTTTTAGATCAGTGAAGTATCTATGAGGTTTACCATCAGTCTTACATCTATATGGTATAACAACTG